AGGTAGCCTTTCGTCAGGTCGGGGTTGGCGATTTCTACGCCGTTACTGTCGATGATTTTCATAAGGTCTCCTTTCAGGCGACACGCCGCCAGATGTACATTGAGTAGTATGGGTTGAGGATGTCCATTGGCACAACCCCATTTGGGTTATAGTTTTCGTTTGTGCTTCCGGCGTTAAGAATAATCGCAGAAGCGGCTTGTGAAAATACGTTATACTTCCCCGATTCAAATCCCATAACTTCTCTTCCTGCGGAGCCTTGCGTCCAGATTCTTTGCCCGTGTATGTGTCCGGCGACTTCGTTTTGTGTCTGGGTGTGCGTCGCGCTACCACCCGTACTCCCTGCCGGGTAGGTATCACTTGCACCCATAATAAATTTGCCCTCAATCCGCTCCCATGTGCCGCCGATAAAGCTTGCCGGGCTGGTGGGGTCGTCGCTGGCCCAGAATTTGATTCTGGCGAGGTCTTCTTCTCGCTGGGCGGCGAGAATTTCTTTGATTTTGGCTTCCACCTCAGCCTTTCTGTAAAAAATCGCATTGCCGTCAGGGCCAAGGACGATGTCGCCCACGGTCTTTGCGTCTGCGGGCGCGTTTTCGATGCTCAGGGTTTTGTCGGTACCGGCCTTGGCCCCGGCCTCTTCTGAGTGCTTCTTTGCATTTGCTTCACTGATTGCAGCGGCAGATGCACTTAATGCAGAAGCAGAAGCTGATGTAGCGGATTCGACAGCTTTTGTGGTTGCAATTCCGGCCTGTTCAGTGGCAGTAGCGGCAGAAGCAGAAGCCCCGTCCGCTTCTCGCTTTGCATTTGCTGCGCTTGTCTCCGCGCTCTTTCGAGCTGCTTCAACTGCTTTAATCCAGTCTTCTTCTGTGCCAACATATCCATACTTTACAGCAATAGCATAAGCGCTATAAGGGCCGATTTCAATTTTTTTGCTCATTCAAACGTCACCTCCAAAATCCCAGAGCCGTTGTCTTGCATATTTATTTCGGTCAAGCTGTCGCTTTTAACCATATATAAAACGCCGTTCGCCTGTTCAAAGTTCATCCAACCACCTTTATTAGCACTTTGTTCTGCAAGGCGAGCGCTTTCAGCGGAGTTTTCGGCTTGCTTCTGCGACTCTTGTGCGGACGTTTTGGCGTTTACTTCGGACAGTTTTGCATTTAGCTCTGCTTTTTCAGCGGCAATTCTCGCAATGTCAGCGCCCGCAACATCTGAAAGGGTGTTCAGCGTTTCGGCATTCATAGGAGTACCTTCAACGATAGGCTCATCGTTGCGAACCAGTGTGACAACTTCCGATGTGCCGTCAGGTTTTTTCATTGTCCATCGGTTTGGGTACTTTGCTTCTCGGTCAACAAAGTGCATAGTAAGGTTCACCTCCACAGACCGGCTCTGAGCAGTAGATTAGATGGTTATTGGCTATCGTTTCGATATCAAGTAGAATTTCTTCGACCTGATTGATAATCGTATAGTGCAGGTAATTGAGGGAAGCGGGGGTTTCGGGGGTATCATTCTTGCCGCTGCACAAAGAACGAATTGCTTTGATATTGGAAAGCCACCGGGAAGCATCCGAGACAGTCAGGTATCCGTTTACATCCCAATCGGTTTTCACCGAAACAGATGCGTTCAAGATAGAAGCGATCTCTTGGATTCCGCTTTCGATGCGATTATAGTCCATGTAGCTCAGAGCGCCCTTCATGCCAGCGGCCCATTCTGCCTGCTCTTCCTCTGTCCATGTCCCTGCTTTTGCTTTCAATGCAAGTGCTTTGACTTGCGAAACATCATCATCGGTTCTGTCTGTGATCCACCGGGTCAACGAACATCAGCTCCTTCCAAGAGATACCCTTCGACCGTCCCGTGAAAACAGCCGGAATACTGATAAGAAAAGCTCGTGGTCAACAGTACAGAGGAATAGCCAAACTGGTGATGAACAAGAACATAGTCCAAAGCGTCAAAATGTGGGCTTGCACGATATTTCAATGTGACCTTGCGGCGGTTAGAAAGCACCTTGTATGCTTCTGTCAAAATATTCCTGCTCTGGCTGAGAACGCTTTGAGACAACATTTCATTGCTAACGGTCTGCGTTGCTCCGCTCCCTGTTGGGTTTTCTGGGTAAGAATACGTTTTGCTTGTAGTGCTTGAGCCGTCGGAAGATTTTACATCAATCGAACAAGTCACATTTTTCAAAGGGGAAGAGAACGCGATTTCAGGCCAGTTGAAGTTGTTAACGATGTCGATTTCACCGGCAAGGTTTGCTTTTGCAGTAGAGATATCAGGAATACGTTCAATTACAATCACGCCTTCTCGGGTCTGATACGTTGCCATACCAGATGCGTTAGCAACCATCTGCAAAATATCCGAGTCTTTATAATTGCTTTTATCCTGATTTGTGATATCTGTGCTATAATTTTTCAGTTCATCGGAAATCTGAAACGTTGCCACGTTGTCATTCAAAAGTTCCAACGCATCGTAGGCCATTTCATAAAGAGTGCCATACATTCTTCCTGTATAGTTGGAAACCATCAGATAGCCGAAAGCATCACGGGCCGTAAAGCTAGCTTCAATGCTATTAGAAGGAACACTCCACTCAGACAAGAAGAACTTGCCGCCTGTAATCCATTCTACCGTTCCGTCCAAGTCCATGCCGTACTCCACAGAGATAGGCTGGCGCTCATACAAGTATTTATAAAGACCTTCCGGGTTGATTGGGTTCCACTTCTGCGTGCTGTTATCCACCGTAAAAGTGATGCTGTCATTCGGGAGTTGACCGCTGATCGGGTCTCTTGTAGAATCGTGCTTGTACGAAAAAATATCTTTCTTCTCAAAAATAATGAACTGGCCCAGCTTTATTTGCTCAACCCTTGCACGGCGATTTTCCAAGCACCACGACAAGATTTGAATGGAAATAGAATCGTAATTTGCAATTTCCCAGTCAATGTCAGTGGTGATAGAGGAATTATCCGACACAGTTTTGGTGGATACGACTGCGCTTCCAGAATAAGCGGTCAGCTTGAAACTTGTCGGCCATTCATTGAACGTTGACGACCATGTGATGATAATGCCAGGAATGGTCACGGTATGAACTTTGCTGAACGAGAGCGTAATAATCGGGTGGTTTGAAGTTGAAACACAATTTTCGCTAACATAACCAGCCTCCTGAGATTTTACGCTTCTGTCAGGCAAAGTATAATTACTGTCCAAAACGGTGAAATTTAATTCACCGGTAGAATATTTCGTATAAGTATGCGATTCGCTGTCAACGATAGAAGATACATTGCTGAAGAATGTTTCGCCGTTTGTGCTAGGAATCGCATCTTCTTGCAAACCTGGTTCCGTAACGCCATAGGTGATGCGTACAAACATCTCCGGCACAAGCGTTTCGGAAAACTTGTCAAGCCACTTCTGAGAAGGTTGTACCATAGGCTATACCTCCACAAAAGCAATCGAACAATCCGTCCAGCCCATCACATTACCGGTTTTAGGCCCACGCCGCCACATACCAGATGTTCGGTCTGAAACGTACATCTGCCGCGTGTCGTATCCGGCCTTTGCCTGATTATAAAAGCGAACGGTACAGTAAAATCGTGTCGTGAACAGGCTGAGAATAGCGGCCCACTGTTGTGCGGTGAGGTAGTTCCACTTCAGGGACACCTTTGCTACATCATGCCGCACAACAGAGCCGACTACTTTACCTTGAACGTTTCGTCCAGAATCCACGATGGTGCTAGTGGTCGCTTCGTAAGAAGAAGGTTCCGGCAAGTCTACGCCATTTACCGTTACCAGTGCTGGAATTGCCATAAACCGCCACCTCCTTAGTAGCTGTAAACTTCACTGCCCATCAAAGACTGTCCACGGGCGTTCTGCCGCTTCTCAACGGATGCTGTAATCTGCTTTCCGTCAAGGTAAATTTTGAGTTCCTTGCCACCGGTCAGTTCGTCACCATACCGCTGGAAGATATCGAGGAATGCGTTGTAAGTGCCATTGTAGACAGATTCACGCATTTCCTCTTCGTTGATGTTGACATTTACGCTGGTGGTGCCGCCATAATAACCGGAGGATGTGCCGTTGTTCTTATCCCATTCTTTTGTTCCTGGGTAAGAACCATTTTCGTACTTTTCCAGCAGTTCCTTGTACTGCTGTTCGTAGTTGGTTGGGTCTTTGGAATCGTCAAAGCTGCTATTGGTTGCTTCTTGACGTTTACGTTGGCTTTCCGCGCGACTACTCGCAACATTGTCAGCCCAATCATAAAGAGGGTTGCTGATATGCCCCCATTTATCAAAGGGATTAGAGAAATTGCGTACGTCAATTAAAGCGTTTATTCCAGCAACAATGCCTTGAATTGCCGTTCCGAGAACGCGGAGAATCCCCTCAAAAACAATCGAAAAGAAATCGCCGATTCCATACCAAAGATTAGACAGGAACGAAGCGATGCTCTTGTTCTTATTGGCAAAATTGACAAGAGCGCCAACCAACATGCCAATCAGGGAAATAACCAGCATAACAGGGTTTGCATCCATTGCAATGTTCAAACTCGTCTGAGCGGACGTTGCAGCCATAGCGGAAGGAACAAACTGGCTGATAAAGCTAGAAGCCATACCGGCAATATTGTTCCAAACGCTGCTCAAGCCCTGTGTCAACCACTGCAAGCTGTTATCTGCAATGGACTTGATTTGCTTTCTCTGCTCATCATCCATTGCATGATAGA